AATGCTTATACGGCTCCATGCTGCAACATCTTCTGCTTGGTCAACAATGTACACTCTGACCTCACCATCATTCAAAACAACCCACAATCGCGTTTCAGGCTGTCTGGTAGTGAATATCCGCTTAATACCTGCAGAGTCTGAACCCTTACAGATATCTTCATTCAATGTCATCAAGTCAATAGAAGAAGATCCATCCGTAGACGAATTGTAATCCATACGAATAACTTTTCTTAATGACCTTTGAACAAAATACAAAGAGCCATCAATAGACGCACAATCGACAGGAGCTGCACCCTGGTTAGTACCTGATTTAAGATTAGCGTTATCAGGAGTAACAATCTCATTAAATGAACTTGATCTTACTGTTACTTCATCAGTCGTGATACCTACAGTTAGTCGAATTGCCTCTGACAGCCAATGAATGCTGCTTGCTGACTTGAATGCAATTGTTCTGAATATCGAAGCTGAATCACCTGTTACATCCCTATCAAAGCTCGTATAGCTATCAGAGACTGACCCCCATAGTTTCGCATCTCCACCAAACCATAATCGACCCTCAAAGGATTCTACAGCAGTCGGAAAGCCTCTATCTCCACCCCATGAACCTTCATACCAGTTAGCAGTTTCATCAAGAGAACCAAATGCCTTGAGTACCTGAACATTCATTACTGTTTTTGCTGTATTAACAGAAGTAACCCGGCAAATACCTTCTATCGAGCCACCAGGAAACGTAAGAGACATATCAATACTTGTATATCCACCATAGGTATAACTCATACGATAATAAACTTCTTGATTATCTAGACCATCATCCCACGTTTCAGTTTTAGTAAAATCGGAAAAAGTATGTACAACTGTCCATGTAGCATCATCAACCGAAGATTGAAGCTCTAAAACATCTCCAGACTTTGAACCTACTGCGTTTCTGTAAATAGTGAACTTACGCCCATTACCAACACCTGTAACAAAAATAGAATCTGTATCCCCGCTAACAGCCGTGAATAAATCTGATACCTCTTGCCCTGCAGAAGCAAGCTTATAAACCATTCCTATTGGACTCTCAGGAAAGTAAGCTCTCGAAGCAGTTAGAGTTGTATCGCCATCCAATGCGCCTGCTTGCAAAGTAACATCAGTAATATTGATTGCCTCAAAAGGCCCATCATCAGACCTAAAATCAACTACAGACCATGATGTAATACCTCTACGCTCAATAAGAAATGGTTGACCATCACCGTAAGTCATAAAACAAACATCATTTATCTGAGCCATTCTTAAGGTAGATAAGTAATCAGTAGTTACAGTCGTTGTTAATTCTAAATCGGTATCAGAAACAATAGAGACTGAATCAACTTTTGCAATGTATTCTTTATCCGCAGATATCGTAACATCCATATCTGTTGTTGAAGGAGTTACACTTAGATAATGAACCCCAGGCTTTAATTCACCTTTGTAGATGTTGTCACTATATATAGCCCCCTCATCACCCAAATGAACAGTTACAGGAGCTTCACTTATCTCAATCTTGAATACATGAGTTTCTGACGCAGTTACTGTAGTCGTATCATAGATATAACCGGCATCACCGGCATCTACACCAACCTCCTGCAAAACTATATCCCATGAAGAACCATTAATCGTAGCACCGCCTGTTGTCGCAGTATCAGGTGTCCATGAAGTTAATGCTGTGATAGATGTAGTATCTTCAGGATAGTTAATAGGCTCGTCATCAACCCATATCTTCAATTGATTATTGGTAAACTCCAAAAGAGCTTGGTCATCAATAGAGCGAGTAAATGGTAGGAAATATGCCTCACCATCTAAAGTGCCGAGATATCCAGTACCAGGCCGGTATTGCATTGGGCCTAATCGTAATGGAAGGAAGTTCTCAATGTGAGCAGCCGAGTTGTTGACTTTTGTCACATCATCTCTAGCAAGAGCTAAATCAGATACTTCGCCTCGATTGAACTTATTATAAATCGCATTACCCAACTAAACCGCCTCCATCAAAACGATTCCTATTAGAACCGCTCAATCTTGCTCTTGACCAATTACCTGCAGTTAACTTACGTGGTGGAGAATTCTGAGCATCCCATGAGCGAGCATCACGCTTGCGCTGCTTCCATACACGCTCTACAAGCTCACTGTTTACAGTAGGCAGTGAAGCAATACTATCCTTAGCCATTTGAGCAGCTATGTACCGCTGATACACTCTAGGCCATTCAGCAGGAGCAGTAAGGAAGCTATTAGTTACATACTGAATGAATATCTCTTGTTGATAAGAATAAATAATATTATTTTCAGTAACATAATCAGGAAGAGGCGTAGTAAAATCCTCATCTGCCCACACACCTATGAAATTATGCCAATCCGCAGGGTAATTATGTGCATATCTTGGGCCGAAGTCAGGCTCTATAGAAGGATTGTATTCGCTCTTTGTTGTTGTGGATGCAAAGTGCCACCCAGCATCCTCAAATATTGCGCCAACTATTCCTGAATCCACAGAGGTATCAAGAACAGAGCGACGATGCGAATCATCATCCCCATTAGTTAATTTCTCTAAACCAAGAATATTAAGAGCATCATCATAGATCTTAAGCCAATCACTCGTCAGCGTGCCTGTAGGAGCCTCAGGACGACGAATAGCCTCATCCTGTTTATCTAACTCTCTTGCCGCAGAAACACGATCATCAAACAACCCATTCATTCTCTCAAGGTCGTCTGAGTCCAACCTTACAGCTAGCTCTCTTGCAAGATAAGCAGTGATAACCTTAAGGAATGCCGCTGTCATGGTTACAGTATCGTAGCCAGTAGCGTCTTTTGCTGAAGGAGTAACAGTTACACTACTCGCAACATAACGGAAATAAACCGTTGAATAGTTACAAGCTAAAGTATTACCGTCACGAAAGTTTCTCTCAATCGGCTGATTTAATCCGGAGTCAGAAAACAGACCAACAAACTTTAAATAATCTTGATTCGGAATGTATGTAGCAGAAGAAAGGTCATACACATTCGTATAACCATGATCAGGATCAGTGACAACAGATGTCATCTTCTCGACTAATACAGCAAATCGAGGTTGAACTAACTCAAGACAGTAATCAACAGCGCCAAGACCCCATGCGCTATCTAATCGGTATCGAGCCTCAACAGCATCAGTGATCGTATCAAGGGGACGCTCGCCCAATAGTAACAAAGCATCATTGTATATTTGTAACTTAGTTGGTGCGAGTGCCATTTAAGCCCCCTTTATTTATTCAAAGCTTTCGAATAATCTGCTATCTCTTGCAAGCATGCTAACTGAGTAGGAATATTCTTTTTGACCGATTCACCAGTGTTATTGTCAATAATACACCACTTATCTCGACCTCTAAGCTTAGCAATGTAACGCTGATTACCCTCAACTTCTTTAATCTCTTCAAGCTCAATCAACTTAATCGTATGAACACGCATATCATTCATATGGCTAAAGCTAACGTACATCCAAGCAACAAACGACTCATTGTGAGCATTTACACGTATCTCTGACTCAGCAGGTACACGAGATGCGATATTTGAATACAGCTTAGGGTTTTCGATGTCATCTTTAGTTATGCCGGGAGGCAATACTGCAGCAAATCGAGCAACACCCGCTTCTGCTGTTTTAAGATTACCTGTTGAAATAGGAGTAATTTTTACTTCCAGTTCTTCTTTCTTTTTTGATTCAGCCATAATATTTCTCTTTTTTAGTTATGTTTTAAAAAGGACTCCCACGAAAGGTTTTTGTGAGAGCCAAAGAAAGGGGGCATTAGCCCCCTCTCGGCTGATTTCTCAGCTATCCACTACTAAGTAGTGAACGGTGTAGCAGGAGTAGCAGTACAGCTTGTATTACCTGTAATCTGCCACAATGTTGAAGAAATACACTTCAATGTAAATACGCCACCAATAAGACCACCAGTAGTAGTTTTATTCATGGACAATCCAACGTGAGTTGAACCATTTGCAAAGTGAACTTCGCCAGTTGCAGCACCTTCAATTGCACCATTGAGACTACCTACCAAAAAGGTAGTAGCAGCATCAGTTACAACAGAATATGCGTTTGAGGTTAAGTCAACTGTCACTACAAACGTATACTCAAGGCCAACTACAGGAGCAGGAAGAGTAAACGCTTGACCGGCAGCAGCATCAAACAACAATGTACTTCCAGATTGAGCAGTCGTTAACGTGTGAGTCGATGGAGTATCAGCAGTAGTAACACCGCCTGTTAAACCAGGAGACAAGTTAATAACATCATCAACAATAGTGATTGTCTCGCCAACAGCAGTTGCATTGACAAGCCCAGGAGTGATAACCAAAGTACCACCACCAGAGATATCAGCATCGCCAGTAGTAACACGATAGGTATTATCCCCATCAGTACCAAAGCGAATCATATCACCGATAATGAAAGTACCTGTACCCGCACTTTGCAGTACGATAGAGGTTTCACCAACAGGCTCGATTGCACTACCAAGAGCGCCCGCAGCAGTACCAGTTGTAGCGCCTGCAACAGCAGTTAACCACGTATTAATGTTATTAGTCGTATCACGATGGAGCATTGTATCACCGGCAACAAGGCCAAGCTCAGCAGCATCACGAATATAACCAATAGCAGTAACAGCAGCTAGATCGTCACCATCAGCATATAGCCAAAAGTCACCACCTGGAGCGCCAATACTTTCACTAGTACAACGAGGTACGTTTGGAGTTGTAGATTTTAAGCTTGCATAAGTCATTAGATCACCCCCTTATGCTGAAAGTGCAGAGTCGTCGTGGCGGAATTTCCACACACCAGAACTTTGCAATAGTTTAGAACCCATGTAAGTAGAGCAACGAGCCCATGAATAATCGTCTTCCTCTTCATAACCAGAAAGAACCTTCATGTTTTCGGTATCTACCGCATGACCAATAGCGTTTTGTGAATAGATGTAGCAAGAAGCATCACTTGTACCGATACCTTCAATGCCTGTATCTACAATCCAGTTCACGCCATACCAATTGAACGCATCCATTTTTTGAACGCCTTCAAACTTCTTGTCATTAATGTAATCAGCAGATGTGAATTCATCAATTCCCATGAAGTAAGCACGTACAGCAGGCGTAATAGCCGCGAATACAGTGCCATCTACATTTGCGTTAGCAAGGATAGTTGTTAAACGTTGAACACGAGCCAAAGTCATTACAGCAGCACCATCACTCAGTACATTTGGAGTTAGATCCAAAGCATCACGAATATTGATATCTACAGTACGATTAATAACCTTACGTGTACCCTCTTGCATAATCCTACGACCATCACCTTGAGATGTATAGATATTAAAATCTGTACGCTGTGGCTTATCATGGAATTCTTCAAGAGTTGCAGTGTATTGGTTTAGATTGTCAGCACGACCTGGAATCTTACCATTTAGACCACGCTTAACCGCAGTTGCACCGCCTGTGTCTGCTACCAAGAATGTAGCGCTTGCACCATCTATGTTTGCTTCTGTTGTTACTGTTTTGGAAAGTACCGATTGACCTTTTTCAAACCCAGCAATTGTCTCCGCGCGATATTGCGCTTGTGGAGCTGAAATTCCCATTGGAAATACCTCTCTATATAAAATAAAAGTTAATGTATCTATTTAACTGATATTAAGAGAGGAGGCTTGGTGCTTGTTTCTGCGGGGAGGCCGTAAAAGTTCGGGGCCGCTCGGCAAGTGACAAGGGTCGCTTACTCAGTTTTGTAGATTATAATTCATGTTTATTGTTATGTCTAATAACAGGCGAATTCACCATGATATTTATTCGCAGCTAATCTGTATGCTTTATTGGCATCATTTATATCATCAAAATAGCCCAAATGAATCTGATCTCCATTAACTGTTATCCTTGCCCCCCATTTGTTTCTGTCTTTTTTCAAGTATACTCCTTTAAAGCCGCTTGTATTATTACTGTGCTTTTTCTTATTTCTAGTATTTTCTGCATTTGTGGCTTCTCTAAGATTACACCACCTATCATCATCGCGAACACCATTAATATGATCAACATGCTCCACTGGCCATCTTCCTGTCATATATAAAACGGCGAGTCTATTTGCATGATATGTGAATCCCTTTACACTTATAACTATATATCCCTCATGATGCTTGCACCTACAGATATCACCAATCTTCCTTCCTCCAACATTCTTTTTTCTTGTAAAAAAACCAGTGCCCTGATCATAATCCAGATTCTCTTTCAACGCAGATTGAGTTAAATCATCTCTATGGTTCATAATAGCCTCCCGAGCTATGCCTGACTTGAAGAAAAATGCGCGTACCACGTCAGGAGTAGGTAACGAGGCAGCTAAACCTCTCGCGCATAAACTGATTATATCATTGATTCAAAGCAGTGTGTAACTCCTTCCATCTCTCATTTGCAGCCTTGTCATTATGCCAATCATCGTCACCCATACGCTTTGTTAACGCATCGAATTCTGATTGCAAGGTTGATCTTGCGCTATCTGAGCTAGGCATAACCGAAGCTAAAGGGTTAATTTGACGTTCAATGTCTGCGAAATACATAACCAATTCAGGTGAATGTACCAAGCCTAAACCGCCATCTAGTCGAGCATTTGCAAAATCTTCTCGCGCACTCTCGGGAATCTTGTTGAGGAAATTCTGAAACATATTTAGATTTGCATCAGTGTTATTACCCCATTGTTCTTTCAGTGCTTGCCTTACTGACTGCTCATCTAATCCATCCTGTTGATAGATTTTATCCATCTCAGCCTGACGACCAACCAACATAGCATTAGTTAAGTCGCTCATAGCTTCAGATGAAAGATTATGCTTGTGAGCCATATCAAATACCGCAGGCATTATTCCCTGGTCTTCTTCACCAAGGATTAAACCCTCATCAAGTGACAGCTCATAACCTTCTGAAGTTTCAGGAATACCATTAGCTTCACGATACTCTTGCATTTGCTCATCGGTTGGGTCTTCAGGAAGCCCAGTTGATATCTCGCCAGAGCGAATCTTAATTGCTGAATCATGACCTGCCTTAAACGCAGCTTCAGGAGTCGAGAATCTTGCAAGATGCTTTAACATCTTACTTGCCTCATCACCTTCTAGACCGATTGCGGCAACAGCTTGGTCGCGCCAATCTTCAGGAGCTGACTTGAAATATGGCTCGGCAGGTTCAGGGTCTACCGAAGGATCAACAGGATCAACAGGCGGGTCTACCGGATCTACTGGGTCAGCCGGTGGATCGACAGGAGCAGGATCAATAGGGTCGGCAGGAGCCGGGTCTACTGGATCAACAGGATCTACAATTGGGTCATCACTCATTTTTATCAGCCTCTTCTAGTAAAGGTAAGTGTCCTATAGGGACGTTTATTATATTTAGTATTTTCATTCCAACAAAACCACGTCCATTAATGAACGCAGTGCCTGCCGGGTCGTCAGGTAAGTACAAAAGGTTTTGAGCCCTTGAAAACTTATGAACAATCAAACTCAAAGCTAATCGCTGTTGATGCTCTGTTGCAGTACCTTCATACAAAGCTTTTAGCGCATTAGCTTCTGGCTTTGTAGGTCGAGTACAGTTAAAGCATGGAGCTTCTTGTTCTTTTGTTTTCTTTCTTGCGACGACTTGTTTTTTTTGTGTTTCGTCGTTATCAGCCAACTACTTCTTCTCCTGTTGTTATTTGTGCTTGTGCGGCCTCCTGAAGTGCCTGGTAATTTCTAACTTGCATTACCTCTTCTGTTGAGTTTTTCCACTTCTCTGGCGCGTCTATTCCGTCCATTGCATCTCTTAACATTGTATCAAAATCTAAATTATCACCCAAAGATTCATCAAACGGCAATCCAAGGTTTAATAGCTCAGTTACTAGTTGATATTGAGTAGTTTTAAGCTCTTCGTCAGCCTTACTTAATGGAGATCTAAACTTAAATTCAACAAAAGCATTTTTCAAATCATCAGGGATATCGAACTTGGAGCCAAGGAAGCCCGCCTGCAATGCCAACTCAAAAGAAATCTCACATATCTGCCCATTATACTCAGACTCTAATGGGCTAAATAGAGGTAGATTCTGACGACGGTACTGCTTCATGTATTCTCTAGTTGCAGTTGCAGTCCAGTTGCCCATATCAGGCATTACTAATCTATTTTTATAGAAGCACTCTGATATAACATCAACAATACCACCACGCATATTCTCGCCAATATTAAATCCAGACTTATCATTGTAAAGAGGTCTGAAAGCTTCGCTTAGCTTCTCACCCTCTTCAATATCAACGTATGTAATGCCGTCGCCAGTTAAATCAACATCACCTCTTATACGCCCTTCTGCGGCCAATAGAGGCGGCCTCGTATGTCTTTCACCTGCCTCAAGAAGAGTAAACATCATAGCCTGAAGTACTCGAGCATTTGGCAAAGCAGCAATAGTCGCTGGAGATATAGCAAATGGCTGATCACTGATAGGATGAAAACGAGGTATCACGTAATACTTATGGTTAATTCCAACCTCTTCCATGATTTTCTTGTTCTTGATGTCCATGAAAACAGAGACATATTTGAACTGTTCAAACTTAGGGTCACCGTACATATCTGAAGGCATTACAATGTGACGACACTCAACTTCATCAAATGGCTTCTTGGCAACTCCCTTTTTAACCTTAGCATGAACCTCATCACCAAACTGATTAACAAGATCTCTTTGTGTTGGGCTCCACTTACGGCATACGCCGGCTACCTGCCCAGATTCATCGTTCCACCAGGTACAGTCTCGCAAATGCCAGCACTGATACAATAAACCGGTATTCTTTTTGTTTAAGTTAACTGATATCACACACTGACCAAACGTAGCAAAGTCATGATCGCCAGCTTTAGTTGCAACAGCAAAACCGCTTGAGCGATCATTCATCATCTTCAATAAAAGCTTTGATGCGCTTTCAAGCCATATTTTTGCATCGTGACTTAATTCAATCTCGTCATCAGCAGTGCCCATATCGAACCACTTACCATCACGCAACATGGCCGCAAATGAATCACCTAAATCACGTCGAGCAAGAATAGGATATGAATCAACAAGACCATCAATGTACTCATCACCTATCTCGTTAACTCTTAGGAAGTCAGCGCGCTCAGGATAGAAGTTATCACCTAAAGCCTGCCATAATCTCAATACACGAAACTGAGTATCGAACTGTTTAGCACAAAACTTCGTCAGCTCTTCTTGATTTAATTTAGCCAAGTGCTGAACTCCCTGTAAGCATAGTGCTTGCTAACCCGGTTTTTCTACGCTTACGCTCTTGCTCTTTTCGCTTCGCAATCTTGGCAAGTTCTTCATCAGCAACAGGAGCTTGACGAACTTTTTTCATTTTAGGATCTTCTGGAGCAACGGTACCAGCAGTAAATGCCTGAAGATAATCACCGCTATCACCTTTGAATTTTGCTACTTTCTTTAATGACTTTACTGTTTCTGACATATCATCGCCTCGCTAATCTGCTTGCACTGCGTTTTTTTGTTTTTACATTTGGTCTTCGCTGCCTATTATCTACTTTTGTTACTACTGGTGCAAACATACCCATCATCATAGAATCATACATGTTTGGAGATTCAATACCTAAAGACTTCATATCAGCCTTGCTCATAATCTGAATAAGACCAGTACCATTCTTTTTCTTAGGTATCCTGCATACCTCAGAGCGAAGCCTATCAATACTTTCAACCCCTTCAGAGCTAATACTAATCATATCCGCAGGGTCAACATACTCGCCTCGCTCTACACACCTATATGTATTATAGAACGCATTTGCTAACCTAATTGAATATTGTGACCGATTATTCTTAAAAGTGTCAGCGTAAGTCTTTAACTCTTTTCTTTCCCTTCCTCTTTCTGGATCATCGTCAGTAGGCATATAGACTTGATCAGCATTATCTTGACCTATACCAGACAATGAACCCCTGAACATATGAGTATCAATTTTCTTACCCAGAAAGGCATCAGATACTTGTCGCTTAAGACCAGCACCCATTCCATCGCCATCCCATACAAAGCAATCTGCATCATCCTCAATAGCTTGAGTTGTAGCCCAATCACAACCCTCGTCTATCTCTCCATATTCATTCTCGAGAACTTTTAAGAATATTGAGCCATGCCTCAAGCTATAACCTTTAGGATCATCACCAGAGTCAGATGGATCATGTGATGCAACCTTAGCGCCAAACGGCATAAATGATTTCTTCAAATGAGGGAGTTTATGAGCATCAATAGCAGCATCAAACCACTCAGGCTTTATAATTGAATCTTCTACTTCATCAAGATACTTACCATGCCACTTATGGTCATACCCAGCCCGAGAAAGCTTTTTAACATCATCAAGCCTTTCTCTTTCCAGACCTGAAGCAATAAACCACGACTGAGGCATATCAGTGTAGTTCATCTCGACAACCATAATTAGATCGTCTTCATAGTAACCACACCGAGATAATTCTGTTTCAGCTCTTTCTAGCCACTGCTGAGCAACTGCGCCTGTTCTGGCACCTCTGTTCATGGTAATTATGATTTCAGGCATCTCAATACCACTATCAGCAAGCAAAGCATCAAGCTCTTCTATTGAATCAACCTCCCTACCATCAAGCAGTTTCTCAGTATCTTGAGCATTTAACCGAACTGAAGCAGTAAGAACGCGCAGAGTATTAGCGGATATATCCTCACCCTCTTCAATCCATAGTCCATTGATACCAGACAGTGTAGATTTAAGTGAGGTTATATTCCTAGCAAGACCGCGATAAAATGTACGACCACCCGAAGGATCATGGGTAATTGAAGTTTTAGTATCATCAAAACCTGGTATGCCCAGCCTTGATATCTCATCAAGTATCGTTCTATGTACTGATTCCTCTATAGAGTTCTGGTTTTCCCTTGCACAGCACCATAACTCTCCATTGGAAACTTTAGCAGCAACATAATCAGCTACACCCGTTGATTTTGTACTGTTACCACTTACATAAATTCTATCCTTTTGCCTTACAGGGAAGTATCCAGTTTCAGTAACAAAGCAATACATTCTATCCGCTGCAGATCTGCTTATCACTGTTGTTGATTTAGCTGTTTTATCTACAGATATACTTGATTCTGTCTTATTTTTTGATACGCCTATCCTGAACAGTTTTCCAGATGTATATCTATCTCCATATATTATTGATATATCTGCCTTATACCCTATTGAATGAAATGCAAACTGAGCAAAATCAATACTCTTTCTTGATACACTTGTAAATGACTCAGCATTAACTCGGTTATGGCGAATAGATACAGACCCATCCCACATCAAAACCTCATCACAAAATACCTCTAATTGATGCTTATTGCATCGATACCAGTAAGACTCAAACTCTTTCTCTCTGTTATCCATCTTAAATGTGATTACATGAAAGCCATTAGAGTTTATTGCTTTTCGATATTCAATATTATTAACATCAAGAAGATAAGTGAGCCTTTCTATCTTCCTTTCTTTTTTTAGATTAACCCTACAATAATTTTTTCTATCTTTAGGAAAATGTCCATCAGCAATTACAGCTATCTTTAGTCTCATATAATCATCAGAGTAGCTAATTCCTTCGCCCGAATAATCAAATGCTCTTATTAGTTTATGCTTACACCCTCTTGCCAATGTGTTGTGCTTCTCGCATATCTCATGCGTTTTTAAGGTTTCCAGCCTCCCTGTTTTCTCATTCCTCATTAAATGCGTATGCTCCGCAGAGGTAGTAAAGTCTACAGCTTTATTCTTTATAGTTACTAGGTCAGAAGCAGGAATATCAACATACTCAACATTATCTGAAAAGTAAGACTTACCATCACTTCCGCATATAAGTACTTGATCTCCCTCTTGATAATCTTCAATATTTTTCCATCCAGCAACAGTCATAAACTGAGTCCCAGAAGGATAGCACCCCCTGCCACCGACAATTATTTTTATCCGCTTTTTCTTTGTGAAGATAGGATGAAGGTTTTCAACATATTCAATGTCGATATCCATCTATTTTTTAGAACCTACAGGAATGAAGTTAAATTGTACTGGGCTACCATCAGGGTTAGCGTGTGTATTAGCCACCTCAGAGGCATCTTTAAGCCCGAGATCTCTAGCTATTATATTAGCATTAAAAAAGCCTGACGCGGCTCCTGTGAACTTCTGATCACGTATTATCTCGTCTATTTGCCTTGTGACAGCCGAAAAGTCATCTTTTGCTTTGTAGTCACTCCATGTGCTTGTACCTATATCAAGAAAGATGCAAAGCCCGCCAATAGTAAATGGCCTCATCTTTGGTATTGGCTCTTGAACTACATCACCACCACTTGCAAAAGCTTTCATTTCGATTAATGGGTTTTCATGGCACCAGTCAAAATACTCACATGCAGCATTAAGCAAGTGTTCTGGTTTTTTAAATATAGGATTACGCCCATGAGTTGAGCGTCTTTCCCAAAATTTATTACCATTAGCTCCCATACTATCTCTCTTGTTGCTCAGGGGTTAGCTTATTTGACGCCATTCTTCCCTCGTTGTATTTACTACGCTATCAGAATGTTTTACTTCTTTCTGTTCTGTAGGCTGATCAAAAACACTGTCATCCTCTACTGCAGGATACCATGCTATTGTTTCACCTCTTTTGTATTTCTTTTCTTCAAGCATGCAAGCGCTCGCTATTTAATATCTCTAATGCCATATCAAGAACAGCGTCAAGCTCATAGTGATGAACCATGTAATATCCTATTGGAGTATTAGGATCAGGATAAAAACATAGTTCAACAATAGTATTAAGCTCTATCATTCTTTTTCGTGTAAAAGGATCAAATAATAAATCAATACCGCATATCTCTAAGTTTTCAAAATATTCCCCTGCTGAATCATATCCAGTAGTGTGAGGGTTAACATTTAATGAAATCTCGCCATCACATCTTTTAATCAGCTCTTTTAACCTATCCATTTTTATTCTCCTTTTTCTTAACAAACGATGGCCGCTTTCTTATGTCGCTAAAGTCTATACCATCAAAATTCTTGTCGAATCTCTTATTGCGTTGAGGTCTTTTTGTTTGACCTTTGACTGTTTTTTCTTTTTCAGTCACTTGCCAACCTTATAAATCGAAGTCTTGACCTTAGTTGTGTTTCTACGCTTCCCGGTCTTTTTCTTCTTCATTCCACGATATGTTGCTACAGGTGCTGATTGCATATTTGTTCCAACCTTTAGTCTTTGGTAATGCTCTTATTATAGCATGATTAGTTTTTAATCATTTAAACAACTTATGAGCCATAAGCATTATGAATTTTTGATACAGATTCATATTCAAAAAGTCATTTATAAGCTCTTGCTTCTGATTAATTATATGATCTTTATCTATTATTTGATTATATAGCCTTTGATTCTCTTGCAACGCCGATTGATGCTCATTTATTAAAACGTCAACAGCAACATTTATTTGGTCTTTTATAATAGGCAGCCAATCTTCAAAATTATTCATATCTATACTGACAAGAGTTTCTGACCTAGAGTTTGCAGTTTGCTTGAAATATCTACCAATAGGAACAACTCTACTTCTTACTAATGGCTGTACAACTATCCTGCAATCTTGCTCTACCGGCGCACATGCCTCATGTGAATATCGGTAAGATTCTATGTTTCTCATATCCTCTGTATAAACATCTTCTACTGAAAGCTTCAGCATTTTTACTTTATTCATCATCCTTCTCCATTTTATTGCACCAGGCTATCAACTCCTGAATCAACTCCAGATTGATATCTTCACTTACAAGCTCTGATGCTATTGTTTTTGTGACTATACCAGCACGAATTATATCTATTAATTCATTTAGGTATTTGTCTTGAATATCTAGCGAAACCACATCAACTCAATGCCTTAATCATCTCCAACGTTTGCTGAAGTTGCGTAGCCAATGCCTCTATGATCTCGATCTTCTTGCTGTTTTCTATTGTGAGTTGAGCGTTAAGACGGTTTGTTTTCTGCTCGCGCGCCTTAACTTCTTCAAGCTCTGCGCTTAATTCGGTTTTATTCATGATATCAGCCTAATTGTTATTTGAGGTCTATGCCTCTTATTGTGCCTTACTTTCTTTCTTCATCTTCCAGGCTTCATAAGCCTTAGTTTCTTCTGGGGTAACTTCTTCACCAGCAGCCACACGCGATTCATAATTCTGTGGATTGATACGACCCATTTGCTGGCCTTTGGATTTCTTTCCTTTAAAAAGTGTTTGCATTGCTTCAGTCATGGTATTAACTCGAATAATTCTACACCGTATAACGCGATAAACTGAGCAGTGCAGAGCATTAATGTTGAGGCACTTAATAGCGCCGTTCCGAGAGTTATTTTAACAAAGATATCTGTTTTTGTCTGTGTTTTCATATTATCCACCTTTCCTTTTTTGCCTGTTCTCATGAATATTATACTCTATTTCCTCAATTGCGCTTTCTGTAAGTATCTCCTTTCGAGCAATATTCTTATCTTTTGATGCTTCTATGAACAGCTTCACACCATGAGATTCTTTTTCATCAAGCATAATAGATATATCATCTCCAATATATGCTACTCCACCAGGTTTCAATGTTATTATTAATGCCATAATTATTCCTTATTTTTTATTTCTTTCTGAAAGCCTAAACTCACCGTGATATTTTATTGATGCTAATAAATAAATATATGCAGCATCGTACTCTGAATCATAATAACCTAGATACTTTACCTCGCCATTTACTCTTATTCTTGCGCTATACTTATTAAACCTATTATCCAAATGAGCGCCAGATAACTGCATATCGTCATCAGGCTCCAACGGCATCAAAGCGTATTCCTTTTCTATCTGCTCAGCTATTTGTTTTGATAGGGTCATGGTTTAATCCTCAATTAATTCAGTTTCAAAATTCCAACCGATTACTTCTGAAGTTATTATGAATTCCTTTTGGCACATAGAACACTCATACTCAGTTTCCTTTCCATCTTCTTCGTACACTTCCCATAACTCCATATCAGATATTGAATGTTCGTGACCGCAACTAGGGCATAAAAATATATCAGTACTCATAACTCACTCCATCATCTTCTATTGTTGGTT